AGATGTTTTTGCTCGCGAGCTTCTTCAGACATATTGATCTCACTACTGAACACGATTTCAGTCTATTATATAAGCAATAAATAAAATTAATCAAGTGAAGTGATTTTATCGCTTCTTGAATCGTTAAACTAAAGACTGACTTCGGTTTGTTGAACGTGTTGAGAGTCTGAAGACCTTCGTCGCTTTTTGATCCTTTCTAGCGGCGAAGGTCTTTCGTCTATCTAGGGAAGCCATTCTTCAACTTTTGAATCGAGAACAACTTGATCCGGACTCTTCGTCTTGATGATTCGCTGATTTGAAAAAAGAGATAGTTTGTCGATGATTGCCGTTTGTAGTTCTCCGAGCTGATCGTTTTTTAATTGTAGCTGAATTTGAGCGTCTCGAAGCCTAGCGATCAATGCTTCTCGATCCGCGTTCGCTTTCCCTAGCTTATCTTTCAGCTCTTCCACTTCGGAGGGATCGCGACCGGAAGCGATCGACATCATTGAAGAGATTGAGCCGGTGATAACTCCGAGAATACCGACGAGGACGTCTCTGTTTTCATCGACGATTCTTACATAGGTTAAAAAGAGAATCAGTCCGACGACGATCAAAAGGAAAGCGACGGAGAACCACCAGCCGCGGCGATACTTTTGTTCTTGAATTTTATCTTTTTCACTTTTTATTTCTTGATTCATGTCATATTCCGGGAATCCATTTCGTTATAAACTCAATAAGCGGATCAATAAAGGCGAAGTAAGTCAACTCGCTCATAAGCCGCTTATGTGGATCGATGATAAAAGGGACGAAGACAGTCAAGAAGTATAGGACAAAGATCAAGGCCGTTCTTGATAAGATGAACCAAACAAACTCCTTGAACTTTTTATCTCTTAGTCGAGACTTGATCCGCTTCGCTCCTCCTAATCGCTTGACTTTATCGCTCCCTTTTGGCGGCTGTAGAGACTCGATCGTCGCTCCGACTGTATAGATGATCTGAGTTTCTCGAACTCCCTTGAATCGATACTCTCCAGCTAAAGCGTATCTAGTCCCCTTCGGAGTGAATGAGTTCGTTCGATGTTTAACGACTGTCATCGCTTCTTTAGTAAGCAAGACTTGACCAGCTCCGCAAAGCGACATCGTTCGAGCCGCGATATTCTTTGAGATTCCTTCGAGCTCGATTCCCTTCGCTCCGACTCCGATATACAGCTCTTCTTGTTTAACTTCGATGATCGCTCCCCAATGAATTCCGATTCGAGCTTGAATCTTAGTCTTCGCCGGAATTGATTGTTGATAGTGAAGGCCGAAGTTGACAGCGTCAATACAGCGATCGAAGCTCAACATAAAACCGTCGCTTCGATCTATCTCTCGACCTTGGAATTTGTAGATTAAAGAACGAGTCAAGCGATCATGATATTGAAGCCATTCGGCCGCCTTTCGAGCTCCGACTTTTTGAACGAAAGCCGTCGAGCCGATCAAGTCAAGAAGTACGATCGCGAGTTGACGTTCTTTAAACTCCATTTTAAAAACTCGCTTTCTTAGCTCCTCCGACTCTCACTTTACGAGATCGATTCTCAATTCCTACTCTTGATTTATATCCGCTTTGGATCGACGTGTCATTCCAATTATATAAGATACAATCATATCTCAAAGCGTCGAGCGGATCTTCGCGGCCGTCTTTGACTGGCTTCTCTTGCTTATCCCAGGCATAAGAAAGAAGAGCTTTTCTCAAAGAGTTTCCCGTCGCTCTTTCTCCTTTATCCCACACGTCACGAGTAATCATGTATCGACGTTGAGCGAAAGCTCTTTTTAGTCGTTGAATGCCGTTAAGAACGTCCGTCCGAATCGGATCCGTTGTCGATCTCAAAGCGATTCCGAGTCCGACTGGAGGAGCTGATCTCATCGCTCGAAAAGCACTCGCTCCGGTTTGATCGTTTCGAGCTCGTCCGGCTTTGTCCGCGACTCCGTCGTCTAACCATATTCGGGAGGAGGGAGCTTGATCTTTGAGCGATCGCGGCCACGCTATAGAAGTGATTAATCTAGCGAGTTGTTCAGTCGTGACTTCTTTCGGATTGAACTCTGCACAAATGACGCTCGCTTCGAGTTCTTCATCGTAAACAATAATCAAAACACTCGGCTTTCTGAATCCCCAGTCAATAGCGATTCTTGCTGTCATCGATTCTTTATACTGCCAATTATCAAGAATAAGCGATTCAGTAAACTCAGAGTAAATCAAACCGGTCGGCGGCTTCGGCTTGTTCATCACCATCGCTTCTCTCTCATCTGCCGGGAGGAGTTTTGTCGCTTCGAACCAGTCATCGCTTAAGTTGTCTTGATTAACATAGGACGAATATAAGAGCGGAGTATAGTTCGCTTGTTCGCTCATGTCGCACCACCAAGCCCCAACGACCGGAAGTCCAACCATGATGAGAATCGGACTTTCGCCGGCTCTTAAACGTCCGAGAGCTTTATGAGCGACTTCCGCGTTCAATGTTTGACATTCATCGATGAGACAAACTCCCGAAGTGATGTTTAGACCTTCAAGCGGATTGTGAGTCGCGTCCCTTGTCCCCGGTCGATAATAGCTTCGACAGTAGACAGAAGAACCGGAATGAGTATCAATCCAGAGTTTCAACGAGTAGTTATAAGTCCAGCCGAGCGGAACGAGCCATTTCTCAATTTCCGGCATTAATACCGACTGATACCTGGGAGCTGTATCAGTAATTAGAAGAGCCGAAGTTCCCGGTCTCATTTTAGAAACAAAAAGGATCGAGAAGACAAGAGCCGCCGTCTTTCCCGAACCCCAGCCGCAACGAGCCGCGATGATCTTGTCTTTCTTGATGATTCGCTGAATGATACTTCTTTGTAGCTCGTTGAGATTGAGTTCGTTCATTTGTTCTCTTTGACAATTAAAGGCCGTTTAGTCAACGAGCCGAAGATCGCCGCGTCCCTCATAGCAATTAGCCACTTGCAAGCGAGACGATCCGCTCGCCGCCGCTTCTCATGTTCGCCGGCTTGTTTGTAATTCGACATCGATGAAATCGTTTCATAATATTGATTTGCTAATATACTCCGTAGTTGATCTTGATCGTACTCGACGCGATTATCTTCATTTATACGAATAATCGCCGGATCAAATAAAGACTTCGGTTGAAAGCGAATCGGCTCTTCATTCTTCACTATCTGACTCCGCTTTCAAGAACTCTTCGCTCGCTTGCTGAATCATGCTCGCGACAAGATCAGTCCCGTCGCTTTTCTTGTCGATCGTCATGTCAACTTCTCGCTTCAAGCTCCAGCGTTCCGGGAGCCTTCTTTCAAGAAGCCAAGCGATCGCTCTCCAGTCGCTCTTTTCATTTCCAAGCCGCTTGATCTCTTTAATCATGACAGCTTCAGCGTAATCGATCGCCGCTTCAAATTCCGCGTTGAACTCTTCGTCATTCTGTCTCCATTTCTCGACAGTCGATCGAGAAAGGTTCGCTAGTGAACAAGCCGCGTCGTAACTCATTCCCGATCTCAAGTTCTCGAGAAGCGGTTCAATGTATTTAGGAATCTTTTTTGACGGTCTTCCTTGAGGCCTCTTCTTGCTTTCTTTTGAACTCTTCGATTTGCTCTTGATAGACATTCCTTATTACTCCGATCAAGGTTTTTTGAATTTCATTATAAAGCTCTAGTGATTCAGCTTTAAGAGGATTGTTTTGATCTTCGACGCGAAGCTCCTTATATAGTCTTGCAAGAAGCCGCTCGCGCGCGCTTAGTTGTTGATTATCCATAATATAATAACCTAAACCGGAACTCAGTTCCTATTTAAAATAAAAAGGTGGAAGTTGTTCTACCTTTTCTAAACCGGAACTCAGTTCCTATTTAAAAAAGCGTTCATCGAAACTGGAAACAACTCTTCAAGCTGTTCTTTAATCAAACTAGCGACAACTTGCGTCTCCGGTTGAGCATGACTGTCTAGTCTCAGCTTCAAGAACTTGATCCAGTTGTGAAGGTTGCCAGTCATGTAAAACGTTGTATAAGTCGACTCTGGAAGAACACAACGAGCAAGCTCGCGAGCGACTCCTCTTTCAATTAGCTTATAATAAGCCTTCAAAGATTGAGCGACTGATTCTCGATAGGTCTCAAGAGCGAGCTCGTCGTCAAGATCTCCGTCCGAGCACTGAAGAGCAGTGTCGCTTTGAGATCGAAGCCTTCTCGGCTCAAATATTTCGATTTTCTCTGAAGTATATCGTCTTGATACTTCGTTATAAGAGAAAGTGCGATGTCTCATGATTTGACTACGAACGAAGAGCGGAACTTTGATTCTGAACGTGATCGAATTATGTTCAAACGGCGAAGTGTGATTGTTCTCAGCGAGATAGTTAATCAATCGTTTGTCGCGACTAGTCAGCTCCGGCTCGAACTCTTTGAACTCTTCATAATTGATAAATGAAACGCGAGCGGCTTGAACGACAGTATTATCCGAGCCGCTTGATTGAACAAGTTCGATGAATCCGATTGCGTCCATATAAAGAAAGATCATATTATTTTCCTAACATATAAATAAACAAAGCGAACCACAAAAAAGCGACTATCATGATACAAAAAGCAAGAGTAACCGATTGATCTTTTTTCTTCTCAGTGAATGACGTCAAGTCTTCTTCGGGAGTAATAATCTCTTGAACGATCTCTTTAGTCTTTCGCTTCTTTATGTCTCCGAGAACTTCGATTAAAAGATCGTGATTCGGATTGCTTGAATCGCTTCTCCAAAGTCCGACCGTCCTCCGGTGTATCTTGAGAAAGTCGGCGACTTCTTGAATCGTCCGCCGCTTTTGAGAACAAAAAGATCTTAAAGCGTTCGATTGTTCTTCGTTGATAACTATCTTCTTTCGGCTTCTCTTTGTCTCATTACAAGTCAATTTAAACTCCTCTTGAGTCGTTTCATCATTCCAGTTCGGAGTTTCTTTGAAGACGACCGGGAAGTCGAAAGTTTTTTCAAGATTAAAAAAGCTGAAGATGTTTGAATAAAACTCAATCGAGCTCTCTAGTTGAGAAAAAGAATAATAATAGTGATAGCTATATTCTTGTCGATCGCGTCCATACATAACGAGCACATTGTAATCATTTTCATTAAATCGCTTGTGAATCTTTAGAGGATCGTCTCGATAAATCGCAATCACAAAACACCAGAGACATTTTTGATCTGAAGCGAGTTGAGCCGTTCCGAGAAGTTGATTTTCATTCTCTTTAAAGATCGACTTTGCGATTTGAGTAAGAGTTCTATTTTGTGAACGAGTCGTCTTGATTTCGATAAGAGCGACTATATTCTCTCGATCGTCATCATAAGTCACCTTCAAGTCGTGAGTATAGCAATCTCTTTCAGCTTGACTCGTCTTCTCGATCTTCAGCGGCCTTCGCTTTTTGTTCTTAACAAGATTACTCCCGAACTCCGCGTTTAATATCATTGCGAGATAGCCTTCAACTTTATCATGAATGATAGTTCTCGCGTTCTGTAGTTCTTCTTCACTTCTCATTGTTTTTGTGCTTTGATTGTCTTGTTCATATTGTTCTCCTTGCCGGTCGGACTTCTATCTCTCCGGCCGGCTAGGTGACATTATTTCCAGTTGAACTCATTAGATGATTGATAGCCGATCGCTCCCGAAGAGGAGACTTGTCGATCGCGTTGACTAAAATTTATCAATTTAAACGCTACGATTTGAGTCGACTTGATTCCGTCTCGCTCGTAAGTTGAGATCTTTCCTTTGACGAGAATCTTATCTCCTTTTTTGATCTCTTTCGCTTTGTCGAAAGTATATCCGGAGAGCTTGACTGAGTGCCATTCTGTCGAGTCTTTCCACTCGCCGCTTTTATCTTGATAGCGTTCACTGGTCGCTAGGCTCATGACGATGAATTTATGTTCTCCGACTTGCTCCGCGTCCTTCCCGGCGTTTCCAATTAATAAAACTTCATTAATCAAGTTTAGTCTCCTTCACGTCGATTTTCTTTTGATTGCCATAAAATGGACTTGTCTCGCTCTGATACGCGAATCGAATCCAGCGGCGAAACACTCGATTAACAGATACCTTCTCTCCGGTCTCTCTGGACTCTACTTCAGCGAGTCGCCGAGCGAACTGAAGAATCTCGTTCTCGATTCTAATAGTAAAATTTGTTTTCTCTTCGTTCATATACTCACCTAAAAAAGAAGGCCGTCTCTGTAGCAGAGTAAAGATAAGATACATTGTTCAAAAGGGTTAATCCTCACCGGCCTTCATATACTAAACTATATGAAAACAGAAAAAGAAAAGTCCGACTCTAAAAAAGAGAAAAAAAGCTATGACGAACGAATCTCAAAACACATTCTTAGCGAACGTGATTAAGAAAAGATTTAGAGTCGGATTATCAGAATACGACGAAGAGACAAGACTAGTCAACTAGTAATCTACTCGCCAAGCGCTAAGGTCTTCTTTTTGACTTGCTCGACGGTCTCGACCGGTCATTCTCACTGGTTTTGAAAACATCGCTCGAAAGCGGCTCATGATTGCTGGATTGTTTCCGGTGTAATTCTCGATTTGAGCTGGAGATAGATTCGTCGTTGTTACGATTGACAAGTCTCCAGTTGACCACCGTTCATACATATCTTGAAATAAATCAGCGTTGAAAGATCGAAGCCAGTCCGTTCTTTGTCCGCTTCCTCCGATTCCGCCGAGTTCATCGAAGAGAAGAAGCTCGCAATGATCGAGCCAGCGTCCGAGCGGATCTTCAGCTTGTCCCCGGAAGCTCTTATATTTCAAATCAATTAGTTTTGAATGAGATATATATTTGACTCTTAAATCAGAGAAGATCGCTTCTTTTGCTAAGCAGTAGAGAAGTGAAGTCTTACCGTTCCCCGGAGAGCCCCAAAGAAGAACGCTCGGACTCTTCTCTTGTCCTCCGTATGATATCCAGTTCATTAGGCTTCGAATTCTTTGTTCTTGCTCTTGAGAATCGAACTGATAAACAGAGAAGTTCATTCCCGTCGCGTCCGTCGGTAGACAAAGCCGATTCAGCTTCTTGATTCTTCGTCTTGGTATCTCGCAACGATGACAGATTGAAGAATAAGTGTTTTGAGCTTCTTTGTGATAAACGAGTCCGAGTTGACAGTGTCCACAATAAGGAATCTCTTTGACAGTATAGAAACGAGTATTTCGCTCGACGAGTCCTCTTTCTTCTAAGTTGCTATGATTCAGCGAACGAAAGTCATGATATTCTTTAGCGGCAAATCGGCCGCTCTCTTTCAATCGCTCTCGAAGAGCTTTGAGTTCTGTCAGTTGCGGAGCGATGTCAGCGAGTGAAGTCATTCCATGTTTAGAGCTTCTCATAATATCCTCCTTTCTTCAGCTTGACTTTGAACAGTCTTTTAGCGATTCGCTTTCGATTAGCAAATGATTGATCGCCGGACTTTTTGACTTGATTCTCGATCGCTTTGATTTGCCAGTCTGACAGCTTGAACTCTGTCTCTTCAATGATGTTTTTATCTTCATCTAATACGACAAATTTGTCGTTTTCAGTTTCAAGCGATTCGCCTTCGCTCTTATTGTATATATTGTTATTATTGTAAAATACTGAATAGGGTGTCATATCTGTCATGTGTTCGCGACATTCTTGTCGTATATTTGCGACAGATTTGTCGTTTTTTGCGTCATTCTTGTCAGTGACAGATTTGACGTTTTCTTTATTAGTGACAGATTTGTCACTGACAGATTTGACACTCTTAAGAATCAAAGTTGAGTTGATCTGGGTTAAAGCAATTTTTGACTTTTTGTCTTCGATCTTCTCTGAGAATCGACTGATATATTTCTTCTCTTTGAGAGTCTTCATTGATCTTTGTACTGATCGATGACTCATGTTTAGCATTGAAGCAATCTCGACAACTGAGATACTCCCGGAGAATATCTTCCAGTCTACTCTTATTAATAAAGACAGTAAGACGAGTTTATCGGTCGACGATATATCAAGAGACAAGATCGCTCTTCTCACGTCGAACTCGGTTTGATTGTTCATATTGCTCTCCTTTTACGAGCTGAGTTCATGTTGATTAAATACACATATACTAAAGATAAATTTAAGTCTACTAACTTTTTTTAAAGTTTTTTTACTAATTTTTTATTTAGTACTTGCACTAACAAAAAAGTTAGTGTAACTATCTTATATCAACTCAACACAAACCAACAACAACTGGAGAGCAAAATGCTTATTCTCGAAAATAAAAAAATCAAAACAACCGGAACGAAGACTTTGAGAAGAGTATACTTCTATAACAAAGAGCTTACTTCTTTACTTGAACAAAACTATGCACTTTTTGACAACGATCTTTTAAATCAAAACGTTGCTATCAAAGCGGAACTAATCAATCGTAACGAATTTAAGATGACCGCTGAACAAGCGGAACTATATACACGAATCGGACGAAACTGGGCTAAAGCAGAATGGGAAGATATGGAGGAAGCGGATCGGCTTGAATACTATCAGAATCATGTAGAACCTTTTGTCAACTAAACAACTCAACACAAACCAACAACAACCGGAGAATGAAATGATTCATTACAGACTTATTAACGGCGACATTTACTCGGCTAAGATTTATCGCTCTTTTGTGCAAGCTCGCAAAGACGCAAGGAAGACCGGATCGAACATTATCGCTTTTGCTAACAAGCAAGCCGCTCTCGAAATGTCAGACATTCATTTATCTATCGGTCTAAACGACGATGAACCAGCTTTAATTTCTAATGAGACAATCATTAATTACGTTCGCTCTTGTGATGAAGCGAGAGAATTAAAAAACTATGATCGACGAGCTTCGGATCGAGCGAGAATCGAATCGATGTATGATCTCTCTTTATTTGGATTCGATCACCAAGGAAGAGCGATTGAATCAAAACAATATATGAGTGTTAGTCGAAAATGGGTTCGATTCAGCGCTCCGATTTATATTAACGGAAAGAAAGTCACAAAGAAGACTTTATTGAAGGGAATTCAGTATGAACAAAAAGAAACTCAAACAACTAAAAGAGCGAACTAAGATCAAGACACTCGCCGAAGAAGCCGGAACCGATAGAAGTTATCTTTCAAACATTCTCGCCGGTCGCGATCGATGTTCTTATGAACTAGCTAAAAAGTTGGCTATGGCCGCAAACAAACTTACCTTCTCTTATGATTACCTCCCGGAAGATTTCAGAAAGGATCAATGAAATGACTCCAGATCAACACACCGAAGACAAGATGAAACTGATCGAGAAGATTCTCGAAGACAAACCGACCGAAAGCCAAGAAGAGATCAAACAAGAGCTCTTCGACATCATTGAAACAAATCTCTTTCTGGAGATTGCTCGACTCGCTGAATGTGCAGATCGCTTAAGACAAATCAGATCAAAGAACGGTTTATTCATACGAGTCATTCATGACTTTCAAGCAATCTCAAAGCTCGCCGAACTTCAACAAATTTTCACAAAAAAAGACTAGGACAAAACAAGATGAACAACTCTCAACAAAACACAATTCTTCTCGCAATCGTCTTTTATACTGCGATTCTCGCTCTTTCATATATCATGTTCAACATGACTGGCTATGAACCGAAAGACAGTTGCGCCCATGAGATCAGAAGAGTTCTGTCTCCGTATCAAATAAGCCAGATGACGAACATGAAGTTTCCGGTCTCATACGACTCGACGGCCGCTTTTTGTGAAGATCATTTGAACGACTACAAATCTTTAATTCAAGAAGCAAAATCGTTTCGCGAGTTCGCCGATCATGATATGTTTTGAGACCCTATGAACGACAAACAATACAAGGAGATAGAACGCTGGATCATTAACATGACTGATTCAGAACTAAGAATTTTAATAAAAGAGAATATCGGTTCAACCGGAACTCGATATTTATTCTACAGACTCTCACTCGCCGAGCTTATTTGTCGAGCTCAAAAAGGCGAATTACACATTCAAAAAAGGATAAAACAATATGAACAACTTAAATAATTTCTGGATTCCGAAGACCGGAGAAGAACTTGAACGACTCGCTTCAATTCTGACAACTAATCAAAAGGACGCGAAAGACTTGATCGTCGCTCATGCTTACTTCGGCCACTTCTTTGAAGGTCATCTCGGCAAGGTGGCTGCTAATACTTCAACGATCAACGGCAAGCCGGCTCTCCTCTCGGACGCTCTTGTCGGAATTTGTTACCAGTCTGGACTTGTTCGTCGCTTTCAAGTTGTTGAATCAAACGATCAAAGATGTATCGTCGAAGCCGAAAGAAACGATCAACCAGAAGGAGTGATTCATCGACAGATTTTCACAATGGAGAAAGCGAATCAAATGAATCTTATCAAGCCGAACTGGAGAAAACAGCCGGCCAATATGTTAATGAAACGTGCAAGAGCTTTCCTATGTCGCGAAGCATTTCCCGAAGCCGTCTCTGGTCTATATACGATTGACGAGATCGCGGACTTCTCTAATCTGTCAGATCAAGAACATGAAAAACTGGTCGCTCGTTCTCTCGGTTATGA